CTTGTTCTTATTAAATCCTTGTATATTTTTAACCTTGATTGAGTTTGGATCAAACGCCATGAGATAGTTCTTCACGTTGTTAATACGCGTACGGACCTTTGGTGCATTGTTGATGCGGGGCGCGTTGCATTTCACACCTCCGCACAACCGCCTGAACATTTATAATAAACAAATATATTTAAAGGTTCGCATCTTGTAAATGGTACAATGGCGCTCAATGTCACGAAACTTATTCCAACTGCCCAGCTCCCTGTCCGCGGCTCAAGCAACGCAGCTGGTTATGACCTATTCAGCACTGACAGCTACGTCGTTCTCCCAGGTCGCCGCGTGGTCGTATCCACAGGCATCTCACTTCAGCTCCCGCCAGGAACTTATGGACGTATTGCACCTCGCTCTGGACTGGCCGTGAAGCACGGTCTGGACACACTGGCAGGTGTGATCGATCCCGACTATACAGGTGAGGTCAAGGTGGTCCTACAGAACCTGGATATGCAGCAGCCCTTTGTGATCCGCCCGGGATATCGCATCGCTCAGCTGATTCTGGAGAATTACACGGTTGCGGATGTGTTCGAGGTGCCCACGGAGTTCACGCCTCTGGTCGACGTGACGAACCGCGGTACGGCAGGGTTCGGGTCTACGGGGATCTAGGCTTAAACTATTAAAACGTCTATAAAACAAATGAGCGGCTCTGCCGCCTTGGCCTTCCAAGCGATTGCCTGGGATGGCCAGGATATTGATGACCAATTTACCATACGCATCTTCGGCCGAGCCGCGGATGGTAAATCAGTCTCCCTTGGAACGCCGTTCCAACCCTACTTTTTCATAAAACCCAAAAAAATGTCACAAGAGTTATTCAACTTTGTCAAAACCAAGTGTATCAAGGCGGTGCCGAAGCGCGCCAAAGATCTTTGGGGGTTTCAGAACGGCGAGCTCTCTGAATTTATTCAGGTGACTTTCAAGTCGCACAAGGCGCTCAGAGGGTTTGCGTGGTGCGTCGAGAACGCCAAGTGGCCGGAGCTTGCGGGATGCCGCGTCTACGAATCGAACATGGATCCCGTTTTGAGATTCATGCACGTCACGAAGTGCTCGTCGACGGGCTGGATCGACCCGGGCCTCTGTGAGCCTGACCTAGAAACGACGTGCGACGTGAATCTCTGGTCCCCGAACTGGCGTTTTATTAGTCCGGTTGCTCGGGACGACGTATCACCCCTACGCATCATGTCCTTTGATATAGAGTGCTATTCATCGACGGGCGCCTTTCCGGACCCGCGAAATCCTCACGACGTGGTGTTTCAGATTGGTATGACGACCAAAACATTTGGTCAAGAATCTATGACCCGTCACTGTCTGTGCCTCAAAAAGACGAGCGGCCCTGACGTGGAGTCCTTTGAGACGGAGCGCGATCTCTTGGATGCTTTCCAAAAGTACATGGTGAAGATGGATCCCGACATTATCACGGGCTGGAACATCTTCGGGTTCGACCTCGAGTTTCTTCACTTTCGGTCAGTTCTTCACGGAGCGAGCACCGTATGGGGACGCGTCAAGGATGCGCCGTCTGAACTCGTCGAAAAGAACCTTTCGAGTTCAGCGCTCGGGAACAACCTCCTCAAGATGACGCCTATGAAGGGCCGTTATGTCTTTGACCTGTTTCAGGATGTCAAGCGGGAACACAAGCTCGAGAGTTATTCGCTGAATAATGTGTCCAAGCGGTTTCTGAGCGATGCTCAGAAACTCGATATGCCCGTCAAGGAAATCTTCAGCCGGTACGCAGAGGGCGACCCTGACCGGCTCGGAGAGGTTGCTGAGTACTGTATCCAGGATACTGTCCTGCCGCACAAACTCATGGAAAAGTTGTGCCAAATCCAGAACCAGATTGAGATGGCCAAGGCGTGTTGGGTCCCTATTTCGTTCCTATCTGAGCGGGGACAGCAGATCAAGGTGTTCAGTCAGATGGCGTACAAGGCTCGGGAGCTCAATTTCATCATCCCTACGTTCAAGTACGGTGCATCTGGGCCGGCTGATGAGGGCTACGAGGGTGCGACCGTGCTTGAGGCGCAAGCGGGTGCGTATTACGGACCAATCACGGCGCTCGACTTTGCAAGTCTGTATCCGAGCATCATGTGTGCCCATAACTTGTGTTATTCGACACTGGTGATGGATCCCAAATACGACAACTTGCCCGGAGTCGAGTACGAGCAGTACGGGTCTCACAGGTTTGCTCAAAACGTGCCGAGCTTGCTCCCTGTGATTCTCACAGACCTCAAAGCTTTCCGCAAAAAGGCCAAGAAGCTGATGGCCCAACACGAGGGGACTCCTATGGAGGCTATTTACAACGGTCAACAACTAGCTTATAAGATATCTATGAATAGTATCTATGGGTTTACTGGTGCTTCCAAGGGCATGCTTCCGTGCGTCGCCATCGCATCAACCGTTACAATGCGAGGACGACAAATGATTGAGGAGACTAAGAATTACGTCGAGGAACATTTTCCAGGTGCCAAGGTGAGGTACGGCGACACGGACTCCGTCATGGTTGAGTTTGACGTCCAAGGACGCAAAGGACAAGACGCGATTGATTACTCGTGGCAGCTCGGCGAGCAGGCGGCTGAGCAGTGTACGAAGCTGTTCAAGGCCCCAAACGACCTGGAACTTGAGAAGGTTTATTGTCCTTACTTTTTGTACTCAAAGAAGCGCTACGCGGCCAAGATGTTTGAAAAGGGACGGGACGGGACGGTCGTCTTCAAAAAGATTGACGTCAAGGGTCTTCAGGTGGTCCGACGCGACAGCTGTCCTTTCGTGCGCGAGACGCTCAAGGAGCTTCTGAATATGGTTCTCGAGTCGAGCGATCCGACGCCGGTCATCGCCTTTGCACGCGAAGAGGCGCGGAAACTCATGGCGGGTGAGGTGCCTATGGAAAAGCTCTTGATGAGCAAACAGCTCGCGTCGGCATACAAAGTGGTCCAGCCGCACGTCATGGTCCGCGACAAGATGAAGACGCGCGTCCCCGGATCCGAGCCGCAACAGGGCGATCGCGTCGCCTTCGTTATCGTCAAGGGTGACGGGAAGATGTGTGAAAAGGCGGAGGATCCGACGTGGGCCCGTGATCATAAGGTTCCACTTGATTATCAGTACTATTTCACGAACCAATTCAAAAAGCCGGTACAGGACCTTCTTGAACCGCTCGTGAATCCCGATGCCATTTTCGACAAGAAGTTTATGGTCAAAACGTCAAGCACTGCAGAGACTGAAGCGCGCAAGGCATTTCTGGCCATGTTTTCACGCCCCTTAAAAGCTCCGGGCCCATAGTAGGTATGACCGAGTCCGCGTACCAGCAACAGATTCTTCAGAATATAGAAGATGAGGTGACGCGCCGGGTCAATATACGATCTCGAGCTATACTCGAGGAAGTCTCGAGACTCTATGAGATTCCAGTTGAGCGACTTATAAAAGATACGGTAAGTGTCGAAGGTAATTTTTGTAGAGGAATTTTGAAGAGCAAACAGAGGTGCTTGAAAAAGCCCAAGGAAAATGGATACTGTGGCTTTCACCAGTGTCAGGCGCCTAATCACAAACCTGAGATTTCCGTCGTTGAGCAAAAGGAGGTGGCACCGTGGGATTGAGCAAGCTTAGAGATTTTACAACTAAATTGCTTAATGGGAAGCAAAAGTGATCTTCTGCTCACAAGTCTTTCTAAATTTTTCGAGATTCCAGAGAATCGAACCCAGCTCCACGACATCATTGGTCGAGGCAAAGGACCTTCTCTCCGGAGGCTCGAGTGGTTCGTGACCAACTATTCAAAGAACAACCACGTGTCCTTCACGGCCCCGAACGGCAAGGTGTTTACGGTACACGTCGCATACAAGTCGAGTCTGGACGGGTACAGTAAAAAGCTTTTTGATCCGTTTTGCCGGACTGAGCGCATCGAGTTCCAAGGTTTGACAACCACGTGCGCCCAGTTGAACTTTTTGAGATGGGCAATTTCGAACGGAATTGTCGGAGTTCTTCGAACTCTTACAGAAACGGAAGAGAAGCAAATCCTCCCTGAAATTGTAGAAGACTGTATCCATAATAGAACAGATACAAGTTGTATCCAGTGATGAGCTGATTCGTATAAGCCGCGTTAAAGTTGAGTTGTATATACGTCGTCTGTGAATTTAATTTTGAAAAATTAAGGTACCCACCCTGATTGTATTCTTTTGGCGTCAGACCAAACGAATACATGTAAATATTTTTTGAAGGTATAGACAGATAGTGTTCCATAGGCTGTTTGAACGAGTAGTACAGGGACCCTTGGAACGTACTCAGAATATCCACATTATTCAAAGTAATCTTGGCGTTGTTAATAACGTCCACGAAATTTGAATTTCCAGATGGAAATTGGAGCTCTATACCCGTCTGAATATACTGTGTCGAGTATCCGTAGCTGTACCTGGATGCGTAATACTTGCCATCAGCAACAGCCTCGTAATTTTTGTTTCTAAAA